AAAGTTCGCATACTCCCACCACGCCACCGATCCCGTCTGCGGAAAACTGCTGAACGCTTTTGATCTTGTCCGTCTCCATCTCTACCGGGACCTGGATGACAAGGCAGCTCCCGACCTTCCCGTAACTAAGCTGCCGTCTTTCGCCGCAATGACCGAGTTCGCTCTGAATGACGATAAGGTCAAGGCCGTGTTTGCCGAGGATCGTATGGCCCAGGCCAATACCGAGTTTGAGGACGAAGATTGGCAAAGCCAGCTTGAAATCGACCGCTCCGGCAATGTAAAGGATACGCTGACCAACATCTGCATCATCCTCCGCCACGATCCCAAGCTGAAAGGCATCGTCTACAACCAGTTCAAAAGTATGCTGGATCTGTTACATGATGGAGCTTGACGAAAAGTACGCTTCTGTCATCCTCCGCAGATATGTGGATAACACCGGCGATGCGGACAACGTCTATGTGATCCGTGACGGTGTGAAGTTCACCTATGCCGAACTGGCGAAAGAGGTGGAGACGAAAAAATGAATACAAAACTGACCATGGGCAGTCTCTTTGACGGCTCTGGCGGTTTCCCTTTGGGCGGCTTGCTCTCTGGTATCACCCCTGTGTGGGCATCGGAGATCGAGCCGTTTCCTATTCGGGTCACCTCCAAGCGCCTGCCCTATATGAAGCATTATGGTGACATCTCCCAGATGGATGGCGGGAAGATCGAGCCTGTGGACATCATCTGCTTTGGTTCACCCTGCACGGATATGTCGGTCGCAGGTCGCCGCGCTGGATTGGACGGCAAGCAGTCTGTTCTCTTCTACCAGGCCATCCGAATTATCAAAGAAATGAGGTGTGCCACCAATGGCCAATACCCCCGCTGGATCTGCTGGGAAAATGTCCCCGGCGCTTTCTCCTCAAACTCCGGTCAAGACTTCCGGGCCGTCCTCGAAGCGGTCATCGGGCTTGTCGAACCGGGCACCCAGGTGCCTATGCCTGAGAAAAACCGATGGCCCTACGCCGACTGCTACATGGGAGACGGATGGAGCGTTGCTTACAGAACTCTCGACAGTCAACATTGGGGTTTGCCCCAACGTAGAAAACGCATCTTTCTTGTCGGAGATCTTACAGGTCAATGTGCCGCAGACGTACTTTTTAAGTCCGAAGGCTTGTCAGGGTATTCTGCGGAGAGCTTCCGCGCGTGGCAAAGAGCTGCCGGAGGTGCTGAGAATTGCACTGGAATTGCAGGCCTCGGCTTAGACGGATACAACGGCACAGTTTCTCCTGTCGCATCTACCCATGGAGTGAACTGTGGAATGTCTACCGGAAGAAACGGTGTCGTTCTGAATGACCAGGGCGGAAACCGCATGGATGTGACCCACGAGGTCACTTGCACGCTCCGTGCAGAAGCCCACCATCCGCCTGTGGTACTGGACGATCCTGCTGTGTTTGAGAACCACAGCCAGGATACTAGATACACCGGCCCAGTAGATGTAGCACCTACCGTATCCCACCAGTACGGAACCGGAGGCAACAACCAGCCATTCGTGGTTAGTAAGGATGTTCCTTTCTGTAAAGGCACACGACCGCACTCCGCCACGGAAGGTCAGACTTGGAAAGAGGCCGATGTAGCAAATACGCTGAATGTATTCGATCAGGGCGAAACTCGCTGCAACGAACTTGTGGTGAAAGCCTTCGGCATCAGTTCCAAGGACAGCAACGGCATGAAGTCCGCCAATCCCTATGTGGGATTTTACGAAGCGGAAACCGTCAGAACCCTGGACGGCAATGGCGGTAACCCCACCTGCAACCAGGGTGGCACCGCCGTGGTGGAATGCCCGGTATACAGCATGACCACCGGTAGCTATGCCCAGGTGTCCGAGGACATGGCTCCCACCGTACTGGCTCGTGACTACAAAGATCCCACCGCTGTCTGCTACGGCATCGGTAGAGATACCTTCAATCACAGCAAAACTTCTCCCTTCGCACCTACCATGGCGGAAGAAGTGCAGCCGACCCTGGTAGCAAAGGGACCCGGCGCGGTTCAGCGAGGATATACAGTTCGCCGCCTCACTCCCACGGAATGCGCTCGACTGCAAGGTTTCCCGGATTGGTGGTGCAGCGATTTGGCTACTGCCGATCCCACCGATGAGGAGATCGCTTTCTGGACGGAAGTTTGGGAAACCCACCGCAGGATCGTGTCTCCCAGCACCAAGCCGAAAACGGAAAAGCAGATCCGCAAGTGGCTGGCCGCTCCTCATTCAGATGCCGCCGAGTACAAGATGTGGGGAAACGGTGTCGCATTGCCCTGCGTGTTTTTCGTGCTGGCTGGCATTGTGTTCTATACACAATAACAGCCTCCTGTATTCTACATTCTCAGGACGATAAACAACTTGCTATTATGGCCTGTCAGAGCGAATATGTGACTACCAAAAAAACAAGGAGGTATTCACACATGAAAATCACTACAAACGCCCAGGGCAAGGATCGCAAGCGGCTGGCCCAGACCATTGGAAAGTGGCTGGATCTTCCGGTTCGCTACGCAGGCGCACCCACCTTCAACTATGAGGTCGGCGGCATCGTCATCGACAAGGATGCAAGCCTTGAGTTCGGCACCGCCCTTTCCGATGAGGCAGCGGACAGACTGCTTCAGCATCTCTGCAATGAAGGCTTCGACATTTTCCAGTTCTTCGGCACCAGCGACAGCATCGATGACGAGGAAGAAAACGCCTTCACCATTTCCTTGCCTCGCAGCCTTTTTACCGACGAGGCCATCACCAATCTGCACTGCGTCCTCAATTCCAAGAAGCACCTCATCTGCAAGGCCCTGGGGATCAACGACATTCCTGTGGCGGTAACCGATGAGAAGGTTTCTTTCCCCTGGTTTGATGAAGTCCTGACACCCGAGGAACTGGAAGTGTACGAGGTGTTCATCTGCAAGCTCTGCGACATGGCCCGCAACCAGAAGCGTGTCACCGCAAAGGAAAAGGAAACGGACAATGAGAAGTATGCTTTCCGCTGTTTCCTCCTTCGCCTGGGATTCATCGGCGATGAGTTCAAGTCCGCACGGAAGATCCTCCTGCGAAACTTCAGCGGAAGCTCCGCTTTCAAGTCCAGCCCCAAGTCAAAGGAGGTGGAGGCATGAACCGGATAATTTCCAAAGAGGCTTTACACGCCCTCCGTGAGCGTTACCCCAAGGGGACGCGGGTGGAGCTGGTTCATATGGACGATCCCTACAACCGGAAGCTGGTTCCCGGCTGCAAGGGCACCGTCCGCTGGGTGGATGACATGGGCACCATCCATGTGGATTGGGACTGCGGATCTGGCCTGGGTGTTGCCTACGGCGAGGACTCCTGCCGAAAGGTGGTTGAGGAGAATGGATGACATTCTGGATCGGCTATTCTACGGTGAGGTCAGCCCTTACGATGATTCTCCCCAGGACATCGATACCTTCCGGGAACTGAATCACCGGATGGGTGAACTATGGTCACAAGTGGAAAATCAGTCCTCACCGGAACTTCTGGAGCTACTGAACCTCTACAAAGTATGCCGTGCGGACATGGATCTGCTGATGCAGAAGGATCGCTTCAAGGTCGGTTTTCGGTTGGGCATTCAGCTTCTGACTGAGGCAACGGGACTCAATAAAACTGACCAATAAAGTACACATTATGCCCGGTTTTGTAGGGGAAACATTGTGTATTTTATGCCTCAGATATAACTTGCTATATCTCCGAAGTAGAGCGAATATGTGTACACCGAAAGGAAACACACACCAATCAAACGGAGGAAATTAGCATGAACGCAAAGGTTACCAAGCAGATCGAGGAAATGAAGAAGCAGACCATCGGCGTTGAGGTCGAGATGAACAACATCACCAGATCCGCAGCCGCCAAACTCGCCGCCACCTTCTTCGGCACTAACACCTACAAAAACACCGCCAGCCGCAACGGCTACTGCACCTGGAGCGCTTGGGATGCCCAGGGCCGGGAATGGAAATTCCAGAAGGATGTCAGCATCGAGGGTCCCGACGATGAAAAATGCGAAATGGTCACTCCGATCCTCACCTACGCAGACATGGAGCTTCTGCAGGAGCTGATCCGCAAGCTGCGTAAGGCTGGAGCAAAGAGCGACGCCTCCAGAGGCTGCGGTGTTCACATCCACATCGGTGCCAAAGGTCACACCCCTCAGACCCTCCGCAATCTGGTCAACATCATGGCCAGTCACGAAAGCCTTCTGATTTCCGCCTTGAACCTCAACCGCTACCGCGTTACCCGCTACTGCCGCACAGTTGATCCCAACTTCCTCACCCAGGTCAACAACAAGAAGCCCTCCACCATGGCAGACCTCGCCGATGTTTGGTACACCAGCCACGGAGCCTCCTGGGGCAGAAGCCAGCACTACAACGACAGCCGCTACCATATGCTGAACCTCCACGCAACCTTCACTAAGGGAACGGTCGAGTTCCGCCTCTTCCAGTTTGACGAACCCGCCGACGGAAAGCAGAACGGCCTCCACGCAGGCCAGCTGAAGAGCTACATTCAGCTTTGCCTCGCACTGAGCCAGATGGCTAAGGAAGTTCGCACGGCCAGCCCCAAGCCCCAGCAGAACGAAAATCCCAAGTACGCAATGAGAACTTGGCTCCTTCGCCTGGGCTTCATCGGCGACGAGTTCAAGACCGCCAGAGAACATTTCACCAAGCGTCTGGACGGCGACGCAGCATTTCGGACGGAACGCGCCGCTTGAAGGACATAGCCACAGGCCCCCTTACCCGCTACGGCGGGCTTAAGGTGGTAGAAGCACCTTTTCGCTTCACCAAATACCAGGAGGATTTCACTATGGAAAAAAGATACTACCTTGCCTACGGCAGCAACCTCAATGTCCGCCAGATGATGATGCGGTGTCCTTCCGCACGGATCATCGGCACAGCCACCATCAAGGATTACAAGCTGATGTTCAAGGGCAGCCAGACCGGCTCCTACCTTACCATTGAGCCAGCACCCGGCTCGGAAGTTCCTGTGGGCGTGTGGGCCGTCAGTGCCGCCGACGAGCGTGCTTTGGATCGCTACGAAGGTTACCCCAGCTTTTACTATAAGAAGGAACTGAACCTGCCGATCACGGGCATCCGTACCGGAAAGATCCGGCAGCGTGACGCTTTCGTTTATATCATGGATGAACGGAGACACCTTGGAACCCCCAGCGACTTCTACCTTCAGACCTGTGTCCAGGGTTACATGGATTTCAACTTCGATCTGGATGTCCTTTTCGAGGCATACTGCTTCAGCACGGAGGTTGAATAACATGAAAGATCACATCCGCCATACAGGCATCTGCCCCAAATGCGGCCAGGAATACACTGGCCATCCTGCCCTCTCCCGGGAGGACGGCGAGACGCTGATCTGCCCAGACTGCGGGACTCGTGAAGCCCTCGACACTTTGGGTATTTCCCTGGAAGAGCAGGATCGGATCGTCCAGGCGATCCACCGCAGCTTCGATCATCTGCTGTAATATACACAATCTGGCCACCAAATCATTGTGTAGTTTATGCCTCAGATATAACTTGCTATTTAGGGCAAGTAGAGCGAATATGTGTACTACCAAAAGGAAACACACATTAAACGGAGGGCAACACAATGAAGAAGCAGAAAATGAGCAAGAGAGCAGCCGCCTACCTTAAGCGGATCGAGGCCTGCACCGACCGCAACGAGATCGAAGGCATCCGCATCGAGTTCAGCCAGGATTGCAGCAACTACAAAATTTCCTGGGAAGATTTCATGGTTCTTTACAACGCCCAGCAGGCCAAGCGGGCCGAGATCCGCAGCAAGCGATAAGGAGGAGAACACCATGACAGAAAAAACCGTAGCCAAGGCCGATGCCTACAGACTCAAGGGAGTCACCACCCCGGAAGAACTGGAAATGAAGATGATGCACAACGGTGGCGTGGTCATCACCTTCGGCGACCGCATTCTGATCGCCGGTTACTACTACCGCCCCGACGGCAACTGCTACTACGCAGCCATCTACCGCTTCACCACCGCCGATCACACCATCGAAGGAAAGGTACAGCTGGTCAAGATTTCCGATGAGGCTTTCATCGATAATGGCCACGCCATTGCCTGGGCCATGAAGCAGAAGTAAACACTGCCGCAGGACTGAGCCGAAAGGCTCTGTTCCTCGTTATGGAAAACATATAAATATATGATTTTCAGACCCCACAGAGGGTCTTTTTTTATGCTCACTTTAGGAGGTGACCGCATATCCGAAAGCTGAAAAAGTACAAGCCTACTCGATTTATGGCAAAAGGCTCCTATTATGACAAGGGGGCTGCTGACTATGCGGTAGCTTTCATTGAGTCCCTCTGCCATACCAAAGGCACCTGGGCCAGAAAGCCTTTTGAACTCATCGACTGGCAGGAACAGATCATCCGTGATGTGTTCGGCACACTAAAACCCAACGGCTACCGGCAGTTCAATACCGCTTACATTGAGATCCCCAAGAAACAAGGAAAGTCCGAGTTGGCGGCTGCCGTGGCTTTGCTGCTAACCTGCGGCGACGGCGAAGAACGAGCCGAGGTATATGGCTGTGCGGCAGATCGTCAGCAGGCATCCATCGTTTTTAATGTGGCTGCGGATATGGTTCGTATGTGTCCAGCCCTTTCCAAGCGAGTAAAAATCCTGGACTCCCAGAAGCGGCTGGTCTATCAGCCAACGGGCAGTATCTACCAGGTGCTTTCCGCCGACGTCGGCAACAAGCATGGTTTCAATACCCACGGCGTGGTTTTCGATGAGTTGCATACCCAGCCCAACCGGAAGCTGTTTGATGTTATGACCAAGGGCTCCGGAGACGCTCGAATGCAGCCGCTGTATTTCCTCATCACCACCGCTGGCAACGATACCAAGTCCATCTGCTACGAGATCCACCAGAAGGCCAAAGACCTCATTGAAGGCCGTAAGATCGACCACACCTTTTATCCGGTTATTTACGGTGCAGATGAGAGTGACGATTGGACAGACCCCAAAGTCTGGAAGAAAGCCAACCCCTCCCTTGGAATCACCGTTGGACTCGACAAGGTCAAAGATGCCTGTGAGTCCGCCAAGCAGAACCCCGGCGAAGAGAATGCGTTCCGCCAGCTTCGCTTGAACCAATGGGTCAAACAGGCCGTCCGCTGGATGCCGATGCATCTCTGGGACAAATGTGAGTTCGCTGTGAACGAGGACGATCTGGCTGGCCGAGTCTGCTACGGTGGCCTTGACCTTTCCTCCACCACGGACATCACAGCTTTTGTGCTAGTGTTTCCACCCACCGATGAAGATGACAAATACATCATTCTCCCATACTTCTGGATACCGGAAGATAACCTGGCACTGCGTGTCCGCCGGGATCATGTGCCGTACGATGTGTGGGAGCGGCAGGGTTATCTGCAAACCACCGAAGGTAACGTTGTCCACTACGGATACATCGAGCGGTTTATTGAGCGGCTCGGCGAGATATACCACATTCGGGAGATTGCTTTTGACCGTTGGGGCGCAGTCCAGATGACCCAGAACCTGGAAGGCATGGGTTTCACCGTGGTGCCTTTCGGCCAGGGCTTCAAGGATATGTCGCCGCCCACAAAGGAATTGATGAAGCTGGTGCTAGAGGAGCGGATCGCCCACGGTGGCCATCCGGTTCTACGGTGGATGATGGATAACATCTTCATTCGCACTGACCCGGCTGGCAATATCAAGCCAGACAAAGAAAAATCCACAGAGAAGATCGACGGTGCCGTGGCAACCATCATGGCCCTTGACCGTGCGATCCGCTGCGGCAACGATACTACTTCTTCGGTCTATGATGACCGGGGCATTTTGTTTATCTGAGGTAACCCTATGGAAAAACCTACTTTACACGTGGTCTCCCTCTCAGGTGGCAAAGACTCCACCGCCATGCTGCTACGGATGGTTGAGGAAGGATGGCCCATTGACCATATTTTATTCTGCGATACTGGGCTGGAGTTTCCCGAAATGTACGACCACATCGACAAGCTGGAATCGTACATCGGCATTCCCATTACTCGCCTCAAGGCTACCCGGGATTTTGAATACTATATGCTGGAATATACACCGAAACGCAAAAACCCAGAGTTGATCGGAAAAGTCGGACTCAGCTGGCCCGGCCCCAGAAAGCGCTGGTGTACTGCATTCCTAAAAACCAGGATCATCGATAAGCACTTGGCCAGTCTGGGCAAGGACTATGAAGTTATTCAGTACATTGGAATTGCAGCTGATGAACCCGGTCGTGTCCGTGAAAAACGATATCCTCTTGTGGAATGGGGAATGACCGAAGCCGACTGCCTGGCCTACTGCAAAGAGCGAGGCTTTGACTGGGGCGGCTTATACGACATCTTCACCCGGGTATCCTGCTGGTGCTGTCCGCTACAGTCTTACGACGAACTGCGTCGCCTACGCGCCCATTTCCCAGACCTTTGGATGCAGCTGATGGAATGGGACCGGCAGACCTGGCGAACATTTTTGAAGCATTATTCTGTCCAGCAGCTGGACATCCGCTTTGCATTTGAAGAGGAACGCCTCTCCCAGGGGTTACCTATCAAAGGCAAGGCGTTTTTTTCTGCCCTGAAAGTACGACTGAAGGAGTGTGAGTAACATGGGCCTTTTCTCTGGCCTGTTCCGATCCCGGGGCAAGCCTCAAAACCGCACCGCTGGAAGTAGCTACAGCTTCTTCATGGGCAACAGCACTTCTGGCAAGCCTGTCACAGAGCGCTCTGCCATGCAGATGACAGCGGTTTATTCCTGTGTCCGTATTCTGGCCGAAGCGGTCGCTGGTCTGCCATTGCACCTATACCGCTATAACAATGCTGGCGGCAAGGAGAAAGCACTGGATCATCCTCTGTACCGGTTGCTCCACGACGAGCCGAACCCGGAAATGTCCTCCTTTGTATTCCGGGAAACACTCATGACCCATCTGCTGCTTTGGGGAAATGCCTATGCCCAGGTGATCCGCAATGGCAAAGGTGAAGTGGTGGCGCTGTATCCTTTGATGCCCAACCGCATGACCGTAGACAGGGACAGTCGCGGGCAGCTTTATTACAAATACACCACTACCTCAGAAGATGCACCCACCATGGACGGAGCCTCTGTATACCTGGCCCCAACAGACGTCCTGCATATCCCTGGTCTGGGTTTTGACGGACTCGTCGGCTACAGCCCCATCGCAATGGCCAAAAATGCCATCGGCATGGCCATCGCCTGCGAGGAGTACGGTGCCAAGTTCTTCGCCAACGGAGCAACTCCCGGCGGTGTGCTGGAACATCCCGGTACCATCAAAGATCCCCAGCGTGTCCGTGAAAGCTGGCAGGCTGCCTTCGGTGGTAGCAGCAACTCCAATAAAGTAGCTGTGCTGGAAGAGGGCATGAAGTACACGCCCATCTCCATTTCCCCGGAGCAAGCACAGTTCCTGGAAACCCGAAAATTCCAAATCAACGAGATTGCTCGAATTTTCCGAGTGCCGCCCCACATGGTCGGTGATCTGGAAAAGTCGAGCTTTTCCAATATTGAGCAGCAGTCCCTTGAGTTTG